GGTGGAGTTACAGGTGGAACAGGTGGAACAGGTGGAGGAGGAGATGGAGTTCCATATAATGGAACAGGTGGTAATGGTGTTGCTAATAAAGGTGGAGGAGGAGGAGGAGGTGGAGGTGGAGGAGCTTCCGGAACAGGAGGTAATGGAGGTTCTGGAGTTATAATTTTGAGGTATAAATTTCAATGAGTTCTACCTACTAAATTTTAAAAACATACAATAAACACGAAATTTATAAATAATAACAGATAATAATACTTATATATGGCTAAAATCGCACGAGTATTTCAGGACAATGTGTTCCAAGACAACTCATTTCAGGAGACATGGGGTCTGTCACCGTTCCAAAAGAATGTATTTCAGGGTGAAAGCATTGTTAAAATATTTCAGGATGACGTTTTTCAACTTGATGGATTATTTCAGAAACTAGAATATAGTGGATTTTTATATGATGTACCAGATATAGTAAACTTGGTAAAGATATTCAACGAGACATTACAACAAAGTGAAGCATTATTAAACAGTAGAGACAGATCGTTGTCAGTCAACGAGTCGTTGTCTATAGCAGAATTTGACGGGTTGGTAAGGGCAATCTTGTTGGCAATAAATGAGACATTGCAAACCACAGAAGGTGAGCAGCATAACATGACAATGTTCCGTTCAATTACAGACTCACTTCAATTAAACGAATCAAGTGCTAGAATAAAAGACATGGCTAGAATGATTAACGAGACAGAGAGTTTGGGTGAGGGTATAGATAGAATAAAGAACCTTGTAAAACTTATCACAGAGACACAAAGTTTGGGAGAAGCCAAGAATATGTTCAGAGAACTATTCCGTCATGTCAACGAGACAGAACAGTCATCAGAATCATTCAACAGGTTAATGGATATGGTCAAACTGTTCAACGAGACAGTACAGGAAACAGAAACCAACAACAGATACAGAGACATGACCAGAAGGTTAGATGAGACAATTCAGGAGACAGAGAATGTAAGCAGACTTGGTGGCATATTGCGTTCAATTGGTGATACATTATCACTTAGTGAATCACTTCTCAACCCAAGAGTTATGTATAGGACACTAAACGAGAGTGAATCTGTTGCAGAGTTTGATGGTAATGCAAGAGCAATGTTTAGAACTATAAATGAAATATTGAGATTAAGTGAGTCTGTATCAAGAGTTGGAGGAATAATAAGATCAATGAATGAAACGGTACAGACATCAGAATCATTCAATAGATTGATGGATATGGTTAGAGTATTCTCGTCATCTATTTCTCTCTCAGAGGTTACATCATCACCACGAACCATGTTCAGAATAAGCAACGACAACCTAAGTCTCAGTGAATTGATAAGCAGATTACAGAACCAAAGCAGATACATTGATGAATCAATATCTCTCTCAGAGGCAAACAACAGGCTTCAAGACATGGTAAGATATGTTAATGAATCACTTTCAATCAGTGAGTCACTTGCAAGATTCCAAGCAAAACTTAGAATATTCAATGAGACAATATCAGTTGCAGAGTTTGATGGTAAGGCTAGAATCATGTTCCGTGTTATAGATGAAACCTTACAGATAACCAAATCAATAAGCAGATTAAAAGGAATGTTCAGATACTCCAACGATGAACTACAGTCAACAGAATCAGAGAATCACAACATGGACATGTTCAGGGTCAGTAACGAGTCATTGTCACTATCTGAAACAAATAACAGGTTGATGAATATGGTTAGATATATTAATGAATCACTCTCATTATCAGAATCATTCAATAGACTAATGAACATGAGTAGATATGTGAACGAGAATGAGTCACTTGTAGAATTATCAAGTAAGTTTATGGTAATTATCAAGAGAGTCCTTGAATCAATGTCTATCATAGAATTTGAAGGTAAATATAGAAACCTTGTAAGAATAATCAGTGAAGTATTACGACTAAATGAAGTATCACAAAAGATTAGATGGGCTGTAGTAACTGTAACTAGAAGTGCTAGAATTAGAACTACATCAACCACAGCCAAACTATCTAAGGGTGAAGACACTACAAAGGGTGATGATAGATAATCTTTTTAAATAGTGAGGGTAATTATAAATCATGTCAATGAATCTTACTGGTAGAAACATAGAATACCTAGTAAAAGTAGGTGCTAGGTCACAAGTTGTTCTTAATATAACAGATTCTGTAGGAGTAATTAAGGATTTATCAGATACTAGTACATATGCCACAGCTACTTGGAAAGTATGGCAACCAGATGGTACTTTGTTAATTAATGGTAGTGCAACATATAGTAATAGATCAGCAGGAGAAATATCATACCTCTTAACAGCAACTGATACAGTCATAGCAAATAGTGGTATCTGGGAAGGAGAAGTCGAACTGTTTAACACAAGTGGGGTTATGACAGAACAATCGGAAACTTTTAATTTTACCATTGAGGAGAGTTACTAATGGGTTCTATAAAGATTCTAGTAGGTGGAGAATGTAAATTCTGTGGACATTCACAACAAACACATGAAGAAAATACAGGTTGTACACACCCAATACCTGAAACTGGTGAATCATCAGGTGATGGTGTATGTGGCTGTGAAAGAATAGGCTCATACTAAACATATATATAGTACAATCATTAATTCAACATATGTTAAAGATAGACGACATAAATGAGGAAGTCTATTTCCAGTTTAGAAGGTCTCAGATGGAGGCTATGCATACTGAAAGGCTTGGAGTAATTCACGTCAGTGACATAATCAAGCCATGTATGAGAAACGTAATTTATAAGAAGACCATGCCTGAAACTGGAATGAATACAGAAAATACAAAGTCATTATATTTTGGACAGGTTGTTCATAGCAATTCACAGGTGGCAAAGGATGAAAAATATCATGAAATGTTCTTTGCCTATGATTATGTAAGGGATGTATCACTAACCAGAGAGGAAGCCTTGGAGATACCAATAGAGGATGAGAGACATCTAGATATTATTTATGGAAGTGCTGATGATGTGTTGAAAATAGGTGGTAAATGGGTGATTTGTGACAAGAAGACAACAGGAAGTATTGACTATTTCAACAAGGCAACAGGAAAGGCTAGTGATTCTCACAAGGATCAGATCAACAGGTATAGGGTACTATTAAAGAAATGTTATGATATAGATGCAGAGTTTGGATGTGTAATTTACATTAGCAATAGAATAGAGAAAGACAAGAGGGACAAGCCAGCAATATTGTCATTCAAGTTAAGACCTGTTGAAGAGACGTTGGAAGACATGATTAACAAAAGTAGTATTATCAAAGATGCAATAAATAATAAAATATTACCTGAGAGAACAAAATGTTTCCTATGTGACGGTATGTGTGATTATGCAAGTATGTGTTTCACAGATGAAAGGTCAACATTCGATTGAAAAAAATCTTTAAATAATAGTGTATAAGAACTGTTATATAATGGACAAAAATGATAAAATTTTCAAAATTAAACCCATAGGTAACAAGAACATAGTCGTGGAAGACAAGAGAAAAACCATCTCACCATTTAACAGTGCCAAACATTTTAAGGATGCAAACATACCAGCACTTTGTGATCAATGTGCTTACAGATCGATTGACGGTGGTGGAAATGGCAAATGTCCTAAGTATGAAGAGGGAGCTGTTTGTGGGATTAGGAAGGATTTTATTAGTTTCATTAACGAGTTAGATACCAGAAATCCAGAAGACCTTAAAGGTATGATTGACATGGTTGCAAAACTTACATTTGAAAACGTGTTGATGACATTAACCCAAGCCAAGTTTGATGGCAATGTACCAGACAGAAACAGTAAGAGTGAAATTAATACTTTGTTAAATATTGTAAAATCCATGAATGACTTGAATAGTAAGATTACCATAACAGAGAAAAAAGAGTTCACAAAGGAGGGGGATATTAGCAATATATTCAGACAGATAAAAGCACAGAAATCAGGTGACGACTAATAGTTCGCCCAACAAACGAAGAGATAGAAGAACGACAGAATTTCATGCAACAGATTGCAGATTGTGCCAAGAAGCCTAGTCTATTCAGCAAGATATTCTTAAACCATGACCTGTTTGATTATAATATAAAATATGTAGACTGTCAGGACAGATTCATAGTGTATAGAAGTGGAAGACAGGTGGGTAAAACCATGTCAACTGCTGTAAAGGCAGTGCATTTTGCATTCTTTGCACCACTCATGCTAAAGACGGTAAAGAATGACTGTACAATAGTTATTGCTGCACCTACCCAAAATCAGGCAACAATCATGTTTGATAGGATTCGTTCATTGGTTATCAACAACGAGTTCCTCAAGGGGTATATTGTAAGAAACACACAAAGTGAACTTTGGCTTAACTTTTTAGACAATACTGGAATGAGCAAGATTATCACAAGGGCAACAGGTGAAACTGGTGTTGGATTGAGAGGTTACTCCCCACACGTTATTATCGCTGACGAATGTTCCTTCATCAAGACTGACATACTTAGGGCATTTCTTCCGTCTGGTATGGCTACACAGGCAAAGGTATGGCTTACATCAACACCCTTCTCCAAGGCA